GCCGTGTTCGCATGGCTATTTCGTCTGAAGAGCCTGTGGAACGCTACTTCGGAAAGGAAATCCTGAAGCATTCTGAAGATGCGGTGAACCTAGATTTTCTGAAGAGCGGTCGAGCACCGCTTCTTCTAGACCATGACCCTGAGAAGCAGATCGGGGTGGTGGAAGATGTTAACCTCGATGATGACCGGCGACTCCGGGCTACAGTGCGCTTTGGAAAAGGGGCATTGGCCAGCGAGGTATTTGAAGATGTGGTCGATGGTATTCGTGGAAACGTCTCGATTGGCTACATCGTAAACAAGCTGGAGGATGATCGCTCCAGCGGTGCAAAAGTCGCTACTGACTGGCGCATTTTGGAAGCAAGCATAGTCTCTATCCCTGCCGACCTGACCGTTGGTGTGGGCCGAGCGGCTGATATTCCTCAACCTGAAATCATTACCCAAGAGGTGAATCAAATGTCTGAAGTAGATATTCAGGCGGTCGAGGCAGAAGCCCGCAAGGCCGCACAGAAAAACGCAGCGCAAATCGTTGAGCTGGGTGCTCGTCACAACCGTTCGGACATGGCCCAGGCTGCTATCCGCGAAGGCAAGTCGATTGAAGAGTTCCGTGGTGAACTGCTGGAGGCTGTCGGCTCGCAGCGTGCGTTGGAGAACCAGGATATTGGCATGACCAAAGCAGAAGTGAAACGCTTCTCAATGGTCCGCGCCATTCATGCCCTGGCTAACCCGACCGACCGTCGCGCTCAGGAGGCTGCAAAGTTTGAGTTTGAATGCTCTCGCACGGCGGCAGAGCAGTACGGTACGGCATCGCAAGGGATCATGCTCCCGACCGATGTTCTGCGGAATTGGTCGCATGACATGATGAAACGTGACAACCTGAACGTGGCTGGTGAATCGGCGCTCTTCACTGACGACTTCCGTGGTGGCGACTTCATTGACGTGCTGCGAAACGCCTCGTCTGTCATGCGGGCAGGTGCTCGTATGCTGAATGGTCTGTCGGGCGACGTGAAGATCCCGAAGAAACTGACCGCTGCGGCTGCTGCATGGCTGGCCAATGAGGGTGACGACGTTGCCAACAGTCAGATGACGGTTGGTTCGGTGTCGATGTCGCCCAAGAGCCTGGGTGCTTACACCGATGTCACGCGGCAGCTTCTGATCCAGTCCAGCCTGGACGTTGAAGCCCTGATCCGTGACGATCTGACCACGGCTCTGGCACTGGCGATTGATGCTGCGGCACTGGCTGGCGACGGAAGCTCTGGCGCACCGACTGGTATCAAGAGCATCGGTGGCAACCTGAACACGGTTGATTTTGGTACGGCACCGGATGACATTCCGACCTTTGCACAAGTGGTCGAAATGGAAACCAAGCTGGGCGAGGACAATGCCCTCATGGGGTCACTGGCCTATATCGCACCGGCTGCCATGTATGGCGCTCTGAAGTCGGTCGAGAAAGCCACTGGCACGGCTCAGTTCGTTGTCGAACCGGGTGGCACCATGAATGGCTATCCGGTCATCGTGTCCAACCAGTGCGACTCTGGCGACCTATACTTCGGCAACTTTGCTGATTTGCTGGTCGGCTTCTTCGGCGGCTTGGACCTGATGGTGGACCCGTACACCAACAGCCGGTCGGGCACGATCCGCGTCGTGGCTATCCAGTCGTGTGACGTGGCAGTCCGGCATGATGTATCCTTCTGCCTGGGCAACGATGGTGGCTCCTAAGTAGCCCATAGGGGGGCTTCGGTCCCCCTTTTCAGGAGAACGGTATGCTCTATGACGTACTGAAAGATGTGATTATCGACGGTCATCGGCACCAAGCAGGTGGTACTGTCGAGATCAAGCACGATAAGACTCACCGCCTGGTCAACTTGGGCTATATCAAGGTCCATGAAGAGGCAGTGACCAATCGTGCTGTGAGCACAATTACTCGCAAGCGTCGTCATGCTAGAAACTGACGACTTTCGCGCCATCTTCTTTGATGAAGATGATTTTGCCGTGTCGGTCACTCTGAACGGGCAGACCTTCAGCGGCATCTTCGATTCGCCTTATCAGGAGATCGGCCTGGGTGTCGATGTGACCGTCTCTGGGGCTTTCCCGACCATCATGTGCCGATCTGTCGATGTGACAGGGGTAGCCTATAGTGATGCCATCACGGTCGATGGAGAAGATTACACGGTTCGAGAGATCATGCCTGATGGCACTGGCATGACTACCTTGGGGCTTGAGCAAGCATGAGTCACGGTCGCCTCCAGATCCGAAATGCCTTCAGGACTGCGTTGCTTTCATCGACAGATGCAGGCACCAACATCTTCCTGATGCGAACCTTCCCGGTGCAGGCATCGCTGACCAGGGCTATCCTGATCTACACCACCAATGAAAGTTCTTCCCTGGCTACTGTAGGTTCTCTGGGTGCGGCTCAGTCTTATCGACGCGATCTGATGGTCAATGTCGATGGCTATGTCAAAGCCAATGCCAGCATAGAGGACGATCTTGACCAGTTGGCTTTACAGATCGAAGAGGCTATCGAGTCCGATACTGCTTTGAGGGCGCTGGTTGAAGAATATCAACTGACTTCGACTGAAATGCAGACCGAAGAAAACGAGACGGCTGTCGGCATGGTTCGTTTGTCATACAATGTCGTCTACCGGACCAGACCGGAATCCCCTGACGTAATTATCCCGTAGGAGAGCAAAATGGCTACTGAAACTTCCGCAAGTGGTGTCATCAAGGCAGGCGCAGTTGCCGTTGCCGAGGTGACTGGCTTCACCCTGACCCAGACGGGTGATACCGTCGAAGACACCGTGATTGGTGATGCGTGGCGCTCGCACAAGGCGACCCTCAAGAGCTACACGGCATCCGTTGATTGCTTCTATGACCAGACGGATACCACTGGCCAAGGCGCATTTGCTGTCGGTGCTGAAGTCAGCTTCAGCCTGTATCCGAGTGGTGATGATTCTGTAGATGATGCTGGAGACATTTACTACACCGGCTCGGGCATCGTCACTGGCCGCACCATCACATCTTCTGTGGGCGAGATGATTACCATGACCCTGGAGATTCAGGGTAATGGCGCACTGACTGAATCCGCGGTGTCCGCATGAGTGTAGTTGACAAGATCAAGGCTCGGCTGGGGAGTCAGCCGAGTTCTTATTACATCGAAGAGTGGGATGAGACGATCTATGCTCGCCCTTTGACCTGCGGTGAGATGACGGAGATTCAGCGCCGTCACCCGGATTTCCCGTCGAAGATGACAGGCGATTCGATGGTGGATCTCATCATCCGCAAGGCAATGGACAAGCAAGGCAACAAACTCTTCAGCCTTGAGGACAAGCCCATTCTGCTGAAGGAGACGACTGCCATCATCAGCACGGTGGTTGCCAAGATCCTGTCCTCTCAGGTCACGGTAGAGGAAGCGGAAAAAAACTGAAGAAAGACTCGTTTAGGGCATGGCTGTTTGCCCTAGCGAGTCACCTTCACAAGCCTGTGTACGAACTTGAGGACTTGCCTTACTCTGAGCTAGTCGAGTGGATGGCATACTTCAAGATTCAGGACGCAGAGCGCAAGAAGTCCATGGCCAAGTCAAAATCTCGGAGACGTTAGATGGCAAGCGAAGATTTTACAGTCACTATCCGAGGTCGGGACGACACCAGGGCTGCTTTTGATCGGGCACAGCGCAACGCTCAAGACCTGACCAGAAGTATCAACCAGTCCAACAATGCGATGCGTGGCATGAATCGCAACATGCGAGCCACCATCCAGCAGACTGGTTATCAGATTCAGGACATCGCGGTCCAGCTTCAGGCTGGTCAGAATCCCTTCATCATCCTCTCTCAGCAAGGTTCTCAGATTGCCTCTGCCTTTGGGCCGCTAGGTGCCATTATTGGTACTGCCTTGGCTATTGGCGGTGCGGCTGCTACGGCATTGCTTGGCGATTTGATGAAGACCACCAGTGCCTTGGAGGATATGGAGGAGGCTGTTGGAAAAGTTGATGATGCCATGGTAAGGCTGAATAGCACGACGACAGCGGCATCAGACGAGTTGGTTCGAATTGCTGAAATTAGTCAGGTTTTGGCAGAGATAAAACTTGCAGCCGCATTGATTGAGGCAGAAGAATCGGCCCGTCTTGCCGTGCAGAGCATTCAAGAGGAATTAAGCAAATTAACTAACGGGTTTGGACGTTTTCTGGGATTCTCAGAAGACGTTGGGGAAGCGGTAAATAGACTTTCAGAATTAGAAGATCCGGTTGCCGCTGTTCAGAAGTCTGTGCAAGAGTATGAAAAGTTAAATAGAGAAGCGTTTACGAGCTTGGGTGCTGTTATTGCAAATAACATATCTCAAGCAAGGTCAGATATTTTGCTGTTTGGAGGAGCGTTAAACGAACTGCAAGAACAATTTGGTATTTCGTCTGAGGATGCACAAACATTCTTGATTGCAATGTCTGGTCTTGGCACAGAATTATCAAAAGATGAGCTAGAAATACTTATTAAGCGTTTAAGAGATGTTACTAAAGGATCAAAAAGTGCAGAAAGTTTTCTTGGGGAGCTTGTTAGTAGGCTGGAACGGCTACTGGTTGTTGCAGAACAAACAGGGCAGAATTTAGAACTTGGTGAGTTGCTACGCAATGCAGCAGAAGAATCTAACTCTGCCACCACTGAACTAAAAAAGTTCAACGAAGAACTTGATCGCCTTCGCAAAATTAATGGGATGCTACCCGACGAGATCAAACTATTTGATCTGATGCAGCGTGGGGCTACTGAGGAGCAAGCCAGAGAATTCATAGAACTCACCAACGCAATGAAGGATCAGGCAGACATTCGGCGTGAGTTGGAGCGCATTGCTTCTCGCGTCACGGCCCCGCAAGCCTCGGCTGAGATGACGCCTCAGATGGCTGCGCTGTATCGTCGTGAACAGAAGGACATGGAAGCTATAGCCGAAGGGATGAAGAGAGGCGTAATTAAGACGCAGGAGGAGCTTGAGGAGCGTAGAACGGCAGTTGCTGAATACTACGCCACCGAACGAGCCAGGATTGCACAGAAGGAGACTCAGAAGGCGAAGTCAGAAGCCGAGAAGATGGTTGCTGCCTGGACGGCAGAACTGGCGCTGCTAGAAAAAACTTTCGGCATGTCGGCGGATGAGATTGAGATTGAAAAGGCCAGGATGGTTGAGGGCGTAGAGCCTGGGGACATCAATATTCTGACCCAGTTGCTTGAAATGCGGAATCGCTCAGAGGAAGCTAAAAAGTCTTTTAAAGAACTGAACCGTATAATAGATAACATTTATGGATATCAAGAATCTCCAGATATTCTACCTGACATTGCAGAAACTTTGTCAGATGAGCGTGAAGCAATTTCCGCTGCTGCCGCCGCGTTAAAGTCGGGGCTTGATGAAAGGGTTAATACTGTTGAAAAATATCAGCAACTTGTCAAT